AAAATGGAAGGCGGAATATACTTCAAAGATATTAATAATTGTTTGTCATACAAAGATAGATTACATAATCAAACAATTATGAAAGGTAAAGAAGAACAAAAATATCAATGTATGTGTAAACTAATACCGAAAATAGACCCAAAAACAGTGGAGATATACTAATGGTGAAAATAAGTAAAAAACAAAAAGACACTTTAAAAAAACATTCTAAACATCACACAGCAAAGCATATGAAAGTGATGAAAAAAGATATGAAAAAAGGCAAAAGTTTTTCAAAGTCTCATATAAAAGCAATGAAGAAAGTAGGTAAGTAATATGTTAACAGCTCTCATTGGACCCGTTTCAAATTTATTGGGGAAATTCATCGAAGATAAGGACATGAAGAACAAGCTGGCACACGAAGTAGCAACTATGGCAGAATCTCATGCCCAAGAACTAGCAAAAGGTCAAATAGAAATAAACAAGGCAGAAGCACAGCACAAATCCATCTTTGTAAGCGGCTGGAGACCCTTTATAGGTTGGACATGTGGAATTGCTCTATGTTGGCATTTTGTACTTGCACCCGTTACTTTATTTGTGTGTTCTTATTTAAACGTGATTATACCTGAATTGCCTACATTTGACATGGGTTCACTTATGACGGTTTTAATGGGAATGCTCGGATTGGGCGGACTTCGCAGTTTTGAAAAGTATAAAGGATTAACAAAATGAAGAAAAAAATAAACAAAGTTATAAAAGGTTTACAAAAAGCTAGTAAATCACATCTTAAACAAGCAAAAATATTAAAAAGTGTGGTTAGTAAGGGTAAGAAAAAATGATGTGGTTTTGGCTATCGTTAAGTAAATTTTTTAGTAAAATAGGAAACTATTTTTATATGAAACATGTGAGTTCTTTAAGAATATCGCAAGGTAGAGGAAAATAACAGTGGACTCAATTAAGTTAGCAGAGTATTTATATAAGCACATACGTCAAAGAAAGAGTGTATTATCTCAATCTTTGTCTGATGGTTCGATAGACTCAATGGAAGACTATCGGTTCATAACAGGTCAAATACGAGGAATGACTTGGGTTGAAGAAGAATTAAAATCCTCGATGAAAGGTACAGACTTCGATGAATAAGAAACTGATAGTGCCAGAACGGTTTGTGGCACAAAAAACAATCAACCCGATCCCTCCTGCTATAAGTAAAGCATTTGACGATAAAGAAGATGCTAATCCAAACTCAAAAGACCCGTCTAAACTACAAGGATCAGTCCTTGATCGTTTGCCACAGCCAACTGGATATAGGATGCTTGTTATTCCTTACTACGTTCCAGAAAAGGTTAATGGAATTATTATACCTGACAAAACTAGAGATAGAGAAAGTTTTGCTAGTGTAGTGGCTTATGTCGTTAAGATAGGACCTGACGCTTACAAAGATCAAGATAAGTTCCCAAGTGGAGCTTGGTGTTCTGAGAAAGATTGGGTACTTATGGGTAGATATGCTGGAAATAAGTTTAAAGTGGATGGTATGGAGCTAAGAATCATAAATGATGATAATATTATAGCATCTATACTTGACCCCAAGGACATTTCTTATATATAATGGAGAGTATGATGAATAACGAAGCACAAACACAAGAAGTTGAAGAAGAAAAATTTGTTTATGAAGTAGATGACGATACATCTGTTTCTGAAGAAAAAGCAGCTTCGCCTGAAAAAAAAGTTGAAGAAGACCGAACAATTGTTCAACAAGAACCAGAAGAACTTGAAGCATATAGCGACAATGTTCAAAAAAGAATTAACCAATTAACAGCAAAACGTAAGCAAGCGTTAGAAGAAGCAGACGCTGCTTTTAATTTTGCTCAACAACAAAAAAATGAGAACGATCAACTAAAGCAACAGCTTAATCAGTTAAATCAAGGTTACACATCAGAGTTTGGTAACAGAATTGAATCACAAACTGCTCAAGCAAAAAAACTTTTTAAGGAGGCTTTTGATGTTGGCGACTCTGACAAAATGGCTGAAGCACAAGATCTCATGGCTAAACTCGCTATTGAGAACGAAAGACTCAGAATCCAAAAAATCCGTACTGAGCAAGCGGGAGCAGCTCAAAATAATGAGGCAAAGGTCAATGCAGAAGCAAAGAAAAATCAGCAAAGACAAGCTCCTCAAAAACAAGATTTAGAACCAAAGCTACAAAAATGGTTGGATGGTAATTCTTGGTTCGGAACAGACATGGTTATGACTCGTGGAGCGCAAGCAATACATGAGCAACTTGTTAGTGCAGAAGGATTTGATCCTGCATCAGACGATTATTATAATGAAGTCAGTAAGCGTATGGCTACTGAATTTCCACACAAGTTTAAGGGAGGACAGAATAACGCCCAGTCTGTAGCTCCTGCGTCCAGTGGACGGTCTATGAAAAGGGGTGGTAAAAAAACTATTGAGCTAACGCCAGGTCAGGTAGCCTTTGCTAAAAAAATGAGGATACCTTTAGAAAAATACGCACAGGAAGTAGCAAAAATAGAAAAAAATAAGGGAGTAGCATAATGTCAGAACGTACTAATCGAGAGTCGCAAACTCGTGAGAAAAAGGCGAGAGTACAGACATGGAAGCCACCGTCAACACTTGACGCTCCAGAGCCGCCTATAGGCTATAAGCATAGATGGATAAGAGAACGAGTTATGGAATATGATGATAGATCAAACATCCATAAACGATTAAGAGAAGGATATGAATTAGTTCGTGCTGAAGAATATCCAGAGTTTGATGCACCTGTTGTAGATGAAGGCAAGAATGCTGGAGTAATCGGTCAAGGTGGACTTTTGTTAGCACGGATACCTGATGAACTTGTTGAGCAAAGAAATAACTATTTTCAGAGTAAGACAAATAATCAAATGGAGGCAGTGGATAGAGATATGATGAAAGATTCAAACTCTGCAATGCCTATGTTAAAACCAGAGAGACGGTCTCAAGTAGCCTTTGGCAAAAAAGCCGTTGATTAATAAATTTAATTAATTTAGGAGAACGAAAAATGGCTAATAAAGATGCTGCATTCGGACTACGTCCTATAGGCAGAATAGGTGGAACACCCTATACTGGCGGACAAAGCCGATATAGAATCGCCAGCAATTATGGAACTGCTATCTTCCAAGGTGACATGGTTATGCACGTTACTGGTGGAGGAATAGAAATTCATGCAGATGGTGGTACTGTTCCTATCGTTGGTGTGTTTAACGGATGTCGTTTTACAGACCCAACAACAGGAAAAGAAACTTTTTCAAACTTTTACCCAGCAAGCACTGCTGCGGCTGATATAGAAGCGTTTATCATTGATGACCCTATGGTTATTTATGAAATCCAAGCTGCTATAGCTATGCCAGTAGCTGACTTATTAGGTAACTTTGATGTTGTTTATACAACTGCTGGTAGTACCGTTACTGGTATTTCAGGAGCTGAATTACAAGTTACTGACGGAGGTACATCAACAGGTTTACCTCTAAAGGCAATTGATATTTCAAGAGATCCTGAAAACTCAGATGTTGCTTCAGCACATACTAATGTGCAAGTTGTAATAGTTAACCATGTATTCGGTCTTAAAGGGGTCGGATTAGCTTAGTAATTAGGAGAAATTAAATGGCTATATCAAGAGCGCAACTCGTAAAAGAGTTAGAACCAGGTCTAAATGCCATCTTTGGCATGGAATATGACCGTTACGACAATGAGCATGCAGAAATCTACGATACAGAATCATCAGACAGAGCGTTTGAAGAAGAAGTAATGATTAGTGGATTTGGTAATGCTGCGACTAAATCAGAAGGTAGCGGAGTTGCCTTCGATAGTGCTAACGAAGTATATACATCAAGATATACAATGGAGACAGTTGCATTAGCTTTCGCATTAACTGAGGAAGCAATGGAAGATAATCTCTATGACCGTCTTGGTGCTAGATACACAAAGGCACTAGCAAGATCAATGGCACACACAAAGCAAATTAAAGCTGCATCTGTTTTAAACAATGCGTTTAGTTCTAGCTTTACTGGTGGTGATGGAAAAGAGCTTTGTGCTACAGACCATCCTCTAGGTGGTGGTGGATCATTTTCAAATGAACCATCAGCGGCCGCTGATTTAAACGAAACATCACTAGAAAGTGCATTAATTGACATTTCTGGTTTTGTTGATGAACGTAACATGGTTGTTGCTCTTCGTGGTATGAAGTTAATCATTCCACCTGCGTTACAATTTGTTGCTGATCGTTTATTAGAGTCAACTCTAAGACCTGGAACTGCTGACAATGATGTCAACGCAATGAAGAATATGGGAATGTTACCAGAAGGTTACGTTATCAACCATTTCTTAACAGACACAGATGCGTTTTTCATTAAAACAGATGCTCCAAATGGTTTCAAATATTTTGAAAGAACACCATTAGGAACAAGCATGGAAGCAGACTTCGACACAGGAAACATGAGATATAAAGCTAGAGAGCGTTATGCTTTCGGTTTCTCTGATCCTCGTTGTGTGTTTGGATCACCAGGCGCAGCTTAACGAACAATTGTTCGATTATTAAAAGGGTGGCTTGCGAGTCACCCTTTTTTTATGTATAGTATTATTAATACCTTGACAGTCGGATAATCTGGCTGACATTTGCCAAGACAAGGAGATTAACATGGCTACAACTACTTTTAAGGGTAATGTCCGATCTGAAACTGGAATTACCGTATTTAATACTGCCTCTGATACAGGCGTAGAAACAAACAAAGTTACAATAGACTCAAGCGGAAATATTGTAACATCTGGAACACTAAACGGTATTTCAGATTTTTTTAATGAAGGAGTTAACACAGTACCTTTAGGATTAAACCCTACATGGTCTCTTAACTTTGGTAAACCCGATCAAGGTACTATTGCAAACGTAGATGATCTTCTTACAAACCCTAACACAGCATTGAGATTATCAATGGCTTTAGAACAAGTAGCAAGTCAATCTGCTGTTCTTTCAGCAGCACAAACAGGTGCTATTTTTGGTGGAACAGGTGTTGTTGGTACAGACTTTGCAATTGCAGCGGGAGCTACAGAAATTGCAGTAAATCAATCAGTAGTGAGATACACAGGTAATGTTGGTTCAACACTAGCATTAACTGCATCTACCACTGATCTAGCTTCTGACACTCACAAAAGTTTAATTATTTTTACTGACAATGTTATAGCTGCATCAGCCGTGTTAACATTACAAGTACAGACAAATAACGAACTTGATGCTTCTTCTTTTGAAGCATTTGTTACAGGTGCTGGAACTAATGTGCTAGAGCGTGAAGCAGGAACTACAGATGCACATGCTAAGATTATCTTAACAGCATCTGGAGCAGAAACGACTATCAAAGCTGGATCTTACATTTATTTTGAAGCTGCTGATGACACAGACAGCATGGCTGTAAAAATGATGATTAGAACATCTGGTGGAACTATAGCAGTTACAACAGCTAATAACTAATCTATAGTGGGGGTTAATTACCCCCACACTTTTATAAGGAGAATAATATGGGAATGTCAGGTAGTAGGTCAGACGTAAAACCAGTCTTCATAAGTGATGAGGTTGCAGCAGATGATAATTTTATAGTTACCGCAGCAAGACCCAATACGACAGCAACATTAGCAAATACTGCTTTTGCTTCTGGTGGGGCTAGGATTTTAACTGTAACCACAGCAGGAACAGGTGATAATGCTAAGACAAATACTATTGTTGGAACAGATGTTTTTGATAATGCTCTTACAGAAGTAATTGTTTCTACTGGTTCTGCTGAAGCTGTAGATG